GGATTATATTATCCATTTTATCAGGTATTCGGTATGGATGGTTTAAATGAAAATGAGTTTCAAGAAGTACACTCAGAATTAGTTCACCAAATTTTAAAAGATGAATCCTATGCTTACCACCATGATTGGGTAGATGGACAAATTATTTTATCAGATCAATGGATGAGCATTCATAAGAGATGGGAATTTGATAGAATGGAAGAAAGGGTTCTTCATAGAATTGCACTAGATTACGGCAATGTGTATGAGAGTTATCCTTATTCTACTGTCCTAGTTTGAACAGTAGTAATTCCTTTTAGTTCATAATTTTCAAAAATAGTATCACCAAAATATCTCCAAGAAGCATCGGCCATGATAACAGTGTCTGCTGCTTCATCTGTAATCGTAAGAGTGGCATGATGCTCTAGATCGTTTGGGTGCGAGTGTGTAAAGCTTACAATATGACCTGACGCGATATACTCGTTTGTTTTAGCCTGAAAATCTGAGATGAAATCCGGATCTTCATCAGCAATCCAAGCAGCACTCGTGTTTGGTCTTGTATGAATCATGTTATAAATTACAGGCATTGCTTTCTCCTTATATATATTTCTATGAGCTATTTATACGATTCTTTGACACGATACGGCGACGTATACCCATTAAATTTACAACTGCAATCATCTGAAGTGATGGAACAGCTTAAGTTGTATAAAAACGATTGGGTGCAATACAATCCAAGAAAAGACATTCCAAGATATGGCTTAAGCATTACTAGCCTTGACGGTGGGCTATCGGGTATACCTGATTTAGATTCTGTAAAAGAGTACAATATAAAACATAATTTAAATTTAGATGAATCTAGTTTTACAGAAAAAACTGAGCTATGGCCATTAGTAGAAAAAGCTTTAAAACCTTTTGAAAATTATTTAGGCAGAACACATTTTATCCAAATGGATATGCTTGGTTGCTTTCCACCTCATAGAGATCAGTATGGCATTGAGGTAGATTCATTCAGATTATTCATACCAATTAGATCATGCAATCCTTCCTACACATATTTTATTATAGATGAAAAGATATACAATTGGGAAGATGGCCGTGTTTATTTTATAAACACTTGTAAACAGCATTCATTGTTTACTATGTCAGAAAGACCAGCAACATTTGTAGTTGCTAATGTCATAATTAGCAAAGATTCTGTTAACACAGTTTTAAATAATTTATTAATTTCATAAGTAGTTGAAATCTAACGAAACCTTTTTTTAAAAAAGTGCATTTTTTCCTTTACAATTGATTCGAAATATGGTAGTATAATATATAAACAATGAGAGGATAATCATTATGCAAACATTTAAAGTATATCAATTAAAAGGTGATACTAACAGACAGACTCGTTGGGATCTATCTACTCCCTTTGGAGGGGATGATGTAGAAGAAAAAGCTCGTAGCGCTTTCTGCTTAGGTTCATATACACATGTTGCAAATATCCAAGCTCCTAACCTTGAACTTGTTTTTCAAGTTGGTAACATTGGTCCTGAAGAATTGATCGAACGTATCGGTCAAATGGCTTCAGTTTCAATGGGTGATATTGTTGTTACAGAAGATGAGAAAGCTTATCTTTGTGCGGCATGTGGTTGGACTTATCTACATGATCTCGTGTCTGAAGCTTTTGAATATGATTTTAGCCACTTAGACAATATGGAGGTCGCTTAATGTTGACTGAGGTCAATAAAAATCAAAGCCGCGGAACGCGGCTACAAAAATCGGAGCGGGCAAGAGCTGCCCGTAAATTTATCAAAAATATTCGAGAAATGAAAATTCTTGGTGAGTGGGCAAAGAATAGACGAATCAGAAAAAAATCTAAATAAATGCATTTTAGGGGTTTACAATTGATTCGAAATATGGTAGTATAATAGTATAGTGTTTTTAAAGAGGAGAATTATTAATGGCACATATGGTTGAAACGATGGCATACGCCGGTGAAGTTCCTTGGCATGGATTAGGTGTACCTGTAAGCAATGATCTTACACCTGAGCAAATGATGGAAAAAGCTGGTGTAGATTGGGATGTTCAAGAAGTTGAAGCATTCATTCAGTATGATGGAAGACGAATTCCTACTGGACAAAAATCATTGGTAAGAGTTACTGATGGAAAAATCTTAACCAACGTCGGTGAAAACTGGAATCCTGTACAAAACAGTGAAGCCTTTGATTTTTTCCACGAGTATGTAATGGCTGGCGATATGGAAATGCATACAGCTGGTTCATTAAAAGACGGTCAAATCATTTGGGTATTGGCCAAAGTAAAGCAATCCTTTGAATTATTCAAAGGCGATCAAGTAGATTCATATTTACTTTTTTCAAATCCTCATCAGTATGGTCGGTCAATCGACGTTCGCTTTACTCCAATACGTGTTGTATGTAACAACACGCTAACTTTTGCATTAGAAAATTCAGCAGACCGTGCTGTAAAGGTAGGACACCGTGCAGTGTTCGATCCTTCACGAGTTAAAGAACAACTCGGCATTGCTACTGACAAAATGCAGAAGTATAAAGAAATCGCTGAGTTCTTAGGTTCTAAGCGATATACTCAGGAATCTTACATTAACTATATTAATGAAGTATTCCCACGGTCATCCGACAAGCGAGTTCGCGAAGGTATGACTACACAAGAAAGTCTGTCACGTGCAGCTAAACTTTGTTATGATGCTTTGGAAACTCAGCCTGGTGCAAACTACGCTGAAGGCTCATGGTGGCAGGCTTTCAACTCCATCACTTACATTACTGACCACGTTCAAGGTCGTAACCAAGAAAATCGTCTAGCATCTAGCTGGTTTGGTTACAATCAAACTCGTAAAAGTAATGCAATGCAATCTGCAATCAAATATGCGGAGGCTGCATAATGTATGGATTAAAAACGGACAGAGTAATGCGCTCTGTCCAACGAGACTCCAAGGCAATAGCCTTGGGGTTATCTCGAGTTGAGGCCGAAATAAAACATTTAGAAAGTTTGAAGCGGCGAACAGTAAAGTCAGTTAAGAAAAGATTAGAACGTTTATACACGGCACGTAAACATCTAGTTGAATCACCAGAAGAAGCCGTAGAAGCTACATCATTGGTGTCACAATTGAAAGCAATTAATAATGGTTAAAAAGCACGACATTAATCAACTGGCTGCATGGGCTCGTGATTGGGGATTGGATGGTTATCAAGAATACGATCCTAAGAATAAAGAAAAAGCGAGGATCCAATCGCTCAAACGAATGCGGCAAAAGGAAGATAAAAAACGACAGTATAAAAGTCGATACGAATAAAAAGGGGCCTAACGGCCCTTTTTTTATCACTTTCTCTATTTACAAATTAGTATAAATAGTGTAAAGTAGTTTCAAAATTAAAGGAAAAAGCATGAAACGATTATTAAATTATATGAATGAGATGGCTGCAGTCAATGTATCTGATCTCGATGTTGAGTTTTTAAAAAGAGCTCAAAAAATTACATCATTTAATCTATCGCCAAATGATTTTATTTCGTTAAAATTTAAAGCTGAAATTCAACATTTATTTAGGACTCACTTTTTTCCTGATTTTGATTTAGACAAAACTATAAAAGGTGCACCAAAAGCTAGCACATTAAATAAAGCTATTCAACAATTAAAAAAATCTAATGCAAGTCAATTTAAAAAATTACATGCATATAATCTAAAAGGAGTTGGACCGGGTGAGGCTACTTTATTTTTTCTTTTAGACGATGCTCACCTTGGTGGCGGTGCTTCAGCCGGAGCAGATGTTGTAATAAAAGGTGCTCCTTATGAAGTAAAAGCAGGAGATCTTAGCGCTGGATATTTTAAAAATTTTAAATTAGGTGGAACAGTACCTATTGATAAAATGGTAACAGCGGGACTACGTATTAGAGATATGGATCCTAAAATTAAATCCATGGCGACTGAAAAAACGGGAGTTGCGGGAAGTCAAATCAATGCTATTTTAAGAGATCCTAAATTAAGAAGGATGTGGAAAAAAGAAGTTGAAACTCCTTACATCAAAGCTGCTCATGGATATCTAAGTAAGAATCCTTTAATTCTTATGATTAATAAAACACCGTCAAAAATGCAAGGTGAAGTACTTTATATCGGAAAACCTAGGCTCAATCAAATTGCTCTTGATGTAATTACTCAAGGCACAATTAAACCAAAGATTAAAATCTAATGCAATCGTTTAAAGAAACATTAAGTGAAGGTAAGAATACTCATATGACTCATATTGAGGACCGAGTCCTCTACGGTGGAGTTAAAGGAACACGTGAAGCAATACTTGCCTTACGTAGTTTAAGAGATATGTTAAAAGGAGAACACGATGGTTCAGTATCTGTTAAGTGGGATGGGGCCCCTGCTGTTTTTGCTGGTATCGATCCTCGTGATGGTGCGTTCTTCGTTGCCAAGAAGGGTATCTTTAATAAGAACCCCGTCGTTTACAAGACCCCTGCTGATGTTGATGCTGACACTTCTGGTTCTCTTAACGCTAAACTTAAGCAAGCTTTACAACACTTGCCCAAACTTGGAATTAAAGGAGTTATCCAAGGTGATTTCTTGTTTGGCCCCGGCGACGTAAAAGCTCAAAAGATTAAAGGAGAAAAGTATCTTACATTTCATCCAAACACTATACTTTATGCAGTGCCCGTATCGTCAGCACCAGCCCGTGATATTAAAGCTGCAAAGATTGGTATAGTATGGCATACAACTTATAAAGGTAACTCTTTCGAAAGTATGCGAGCTTCATACGGAGTTAACGTATCAAAGCTAAGCAAATCTAAAGATGTGTGGTCACAAGACGCGATGCTTAGAGATTTAACAAACGTAACAATGTCAAAAAAAGATACAAAGGAAGTCAATGAATATTTGTCTAAAGCAGGATTTTTGTTTAATAAAATATCTTCTACAGTTCTTCGGAAGCTGGAGGCAGACAGGAAACTCGCAGAACTCATCGAACAGTTCAACAACAAATACGTCCGCAGACAAGAAATCGTGGGAAACACATCACGTCATACCGATTTACTCATCAGATGGATCAGTAAAAAATATGCACGTGAGCTCATGGCACGTAAAACGGCACGAGGAAAAGAAGCTCAACAAAAAAGATTAGATGAAATATTAAACTTTTTTAGTAAAGATAATAGAAAATCCATAGAAAATATGTTTGAACTGCAAAAAGTTATAGTTCTAGCAAAATTAAAACTTATAAATACTCTTAGTAAATTAAGTAATGTAAATACTTTTGTAAAAACTCGTAATGGATACAAGGTAACTGGAGAAGAAGGTTACGTTGCAATTGATAAACTTGGTGGTGATGCAGTGAAAATTGTTGATCGTATGGAATTTTCATATAACAACTTTTCACCAGATGTATTAAAAGGATGGGACAAACCGGGGAGATAAACGATGGATAAACCATTGTCCTTTAAGGATATGATCACAGTAGAATATCGTCCAGGCGAGGATGAATTAGTAAACTACCGTGTACAAAAAAGAAAAAGAACGGAATCATTAGAGCATCCAAATTGTGGTACTCCAGATTGTTGTGGAGAATGTGAACCAGAATTAGATGAAGCCCTTACCATACAACAGCGTATGGCACGTGGTAGACTAATGAAACGCATGAAATCCAGAATCAAAATTGGTAGAGAACGCGCGAAACGTCGTATGGCAAATAAAGACGTTCTAATGAAGCGCGCTCGTAAAGCAGCTCGTAAAGCTGTGTTAAGAAAATTAACTAAAGGTAAAGATAAAGGAGATCTTCCTTTTGCTCGTAGACAAGAACTTGAGAAACGCCTAGATAGACCAGCAGTCAAAAAAAGAATTGACATGTTAACTAAGCGTATGATAAAAGATATACGTAAAAAAGAAGTGGCGAGGCGAAAAGGTTGATAGGTTCTTTTAAATCATTTCTGGTTGAAGAAGAAAAGACCGTATACTTTACGTGGGGACGAATGAATCCTCCGACTATTGGTCATGAAAAACTACTGGATGTTTTATCTCGTAAAGCAGGTAATAATCCATATTTCATATATCTTACTCAATCTACTGATAATAAGAAAAATCCAGTAGATTACAAACAGAAAGTAAAGATAGCGAGAAAGATGTTTCCAAAACATGCTCGCAAAATAATGATTGATAATAAAATTAAAAGCATTTTTGATTTATTAGTAAAATTACATAATAGCGGATATAAAAACATTAGCATGGTCGTAGGATCAGATAGAGTAAATGAATTCGGAATACTATTAAAAAAATATAATGGTAAAAAAGGAAGACATGGTCTATACAATTTTAGATCTATTAATGTTATATCAGCCGGTGATAGAGATCCGGATGCAGAAGGTGCATCTGGTATGTCCGCTTCTAAAATGAGGGATGCTGCAAAGGCTGGCGATTTTGCAAAATTTGGACAGGGTCTACCAAGAAACTATTCAAACGCAGATGCGAAACAATTATTTAATGCAGTACGTAAAGGTATGGGATTAAAAGAACAAATTGATTATAAGAAACATGTGCAACTTAATAGCGTATCAGAAACAAGAGAAGCATATATAAACGGAGATTTATTCAGCGTTGATGATAAAGTTATTATAAAAGAATCTAATATTGTAGGTAAAGTTACTCACTTAGGTTCTAATTATGTTATTGTCGAATCTACCGAAGGCGAACGGCGTTACTGGCTAGATGCTATTGAAGCAGTAGATCACGTCGACGTGGCTAAGAAAAGAATTGAGAGAGAAAAAGAAGCAGATGGTAAACGCCACGATAGAATGATGGACCGTGCTAGAACTAGAAACACTAATGTAAAGAATAAAGAAACAACTGAAAAAACAACGAGTCCACAGGATCCGGATATAAAAGATCGTAAAGGTACTCAACCAAAAGCATATCATTCTGGTATAAAATCAAAAGCTACTAAAGCTGCGCGTGATGCACATTTTAAGAAAGGTGCAAAGATGGATGATGATAATCCTGCTGCTTATAAGAAAGCTCCAGGAGATGCTAAAGCAAAAACAAAACCAAGTAAGCATACTTTAAAGTTTAAACAAATGTTTGGAGACGACTAATGCTAAAATTTAATCAATATATTTCTGAAGAAGAAAAAAAGGGATTGGCGAAAAAGGCAGAGAAGTCTGGTATGCCGATTGGTATTCTTCGAAAAGTTTATAATCGCGGTGTTGCGGCATGGCGAACGGGCCATCGCCCAGGCACTACCCCCCAGCAATGGGGCATGGCCCGTGTTAATTCATTCGTAACCAAGTCTTCCGGAACTTGGGGTAAAGCGGATAAAGATCTAGCAGCAAAGGTAAGAGGATAATGGCTAAAGTCGACGATAAGAAATACGCTGAGTTTATGGCAAAGCGAAAGAAAGAAAAGAAACAAACTTCTACTGAAAAGTCTCTTGCCGCTATCAGAGATAGAGGAGAAAAAGCTGCTGCTAGAAAAGAAGGTTATGTCTCAGCTGCTCAACGTGCAGCTGTATGGGCCACTCGTGCAGATGGCGGTAAAGGACATCCTGACAATAAACGCAAGAAAAAGAAAACAGAAGATGTCAATGAAATCTCAAAAGGTATGGCAAGTCGTTATATTAAGAAGTCACAGGTAAGTACTGCTGATGCTGCAAAAAGTATAGAGCGAGGAAACATCGATTCAAAGTCACCTGATAAAGATATTGCTAAGGCAGGAAAAGATCAGGCTAAAAAAGGTATTAAGAATTTTATTAACCGTAATAAAGGTACAGCTACAGCAGTTGATAAATTAACTGGTAAAGCAAAAGTAAAAGCAACAGAAGCTTATGGTGAACCACAAGGACAAGCAAAAAGAATGATGTCTCCATTACAAAAAATGAGACAAGGTAAAGAAAAGGCTGATCGCGATCGTGATGGTAGACTAAAAGCTG